CCCGCCGCGCAGCGCTTGCCGCCGCTGCCCAGAGCCTGCGCAAGTACCGCCTGGGGGCGGCTTCCAGTATCCAGAAGAAAGCTGCTGCCGCGCAGGCTGCCGCCAGTACCGCCTCGATCGCCGCCTACGCGGTCCGGCAGAGTCTCCGGCAGGCGTCCCTGGCTCACCAGAACGCTGCTCTGCAGGCCCGGGTCTACGCCGATTTCGAGCGGCACATGACGATCCTCGGGCGCAAGCAGTTCGCTGCCGCCGGCGAGAAGAAGTACGCAACCGACGCGGTGATGCGGACCCTGACGACGAAACAGGCGACGACGATCGAGCAGGCCCGGTTCGCCGCCGCGGTAAAGAGCGCGAAAGCGGCCTACAAGTCGACGAACAAGGCGAAGTCGTCTGCGTTCAAGGCGGCGGTCTCGGCCGAGGTGAAGACAGCCGACGCCGTCATCAACGCCAATGCCAAGGCCGCCGGGCTGAAAGCTGCCCGCGCCGTTCCCGCCCCGCGCAAGGCCCGCCGGCCGGCCCAGGTGCCAGCTGGCACTTACGAGCCCTGGTACTTCGGCCGCCCGGACGGGGAAGACTGCACTGCTGCTGCGGTTGCCAACAGCATGCGCTACCACCTCGGACGCCGGTTGCCGCAGACGCAGTACCTGAACCTGGTGCAGGCGATCCCGGAGGGCACGTCCGTCGCGGACGCCCTGGACACGGTGATGTCCGACTGGCCTGAACTCGGCGGCTGGGACGGTACCTGGACCCCCCAGCGGAGACTGGAACCGGGCATGATCGTCTGCTTCCCGACGGAGGAGGGCCCGCACGCGGCGCTGCTGCTGGAGAACAACCGGATTGCCAGCTGGGGCGAGATCCTGCCGCTGGAAGAAGTAGCGACCGGGGAGATCGAAGAAGCCTACGAGCCGTTCTGGCGGGCGGGATAGGCTGTCCCCGTGGCGAACATTCAGGTCATCCGGACGGCGATGGCCGCGCAGATCGGCAACTGGGCGTACCCGGCACTGCGGTCGCTGCCCGAACCGGAAGACCAGATCAACCCGCCCGTCGGGATCGTCATGCCGGGCCGCCCGTACGTGAACTACGTGACCACGCTGCAGGGAAGCACGGGTTTCATGGGCAGCACGCCGCTGTCGGAGACGAACTTCAGCCTGGACTACCTGATCATCTTGTCACACGCGTCCACTCTGGAACGGATCGAGCAGAACCTGGACGCCTGGCTCGGCCTGGAGAACGACGGCATCGCCGTATCGGTCGCCGCCGCCGTCCTCGCCGACCCGACGCTCGGCGGCACCGTCCGCTGGTGCGAGCCGACGACGGCCGATCCGCCCGGCCCCCTGTCCTGGTCCGGCCCGGAAGCGTTCGGCACCCGCATCCACTTCCAGCTGTCGGCGCTGTGAACGTCATCGTGGTCTACGAGGGACCGGGGCACATCACGTCGTCAGGACCGCCCGACGTGGACGTGCGGATCACCGAGCACGAGCAGCGCAAGCATGTCGTAGAAGGCCGCGACGTGACCGAGGTCATCATCCGCTGGGAGTACGCGTGATGACTGACCCGCTCGGAGTGCCCTGGCGGCAGGGACGGCACAATCCGCAGCTGGTGTACGCCCGGACCGGCGGTGACGACTGGGAAGCTGACCCGCTTGTCCTTGTCGCCATGCACCCGGACCTGGCAGCTGTAGCCATAAGACACCACAACCAGTGGCTGGAGCAGTGGGGCTAGTGGCCCGCATGTATCGTCAGCGGAAGGCACGGCAGGCTGAGAGAACTTCAGCCGACTAGGAGGTGATGCCGGGGTGGCTCGTATTCTGCTAGTTCACCCGGGTTTAGCCCGGATTTCAGCGTTGCCGACGTGTACCGGGGCTGGGAGAAAGCTCTGCGGAAGCTCGGTCACACAGTGATGTCCTATAACACCAATGACAGGCTGTCTTTCTACGGCCATGCGCGGCTGCCCGACCACAGCCAGCCTGAATGCGAGCACGGCAACCTGGTGACCAGGCAGGCGGTGCCGACCAACGAAGGCATCATGACCCTGGCCATGGACGGCCTGTACAAGGAGCTGTACGTCTTCTGGCCCGACGTGATCTTCTTCGTGTCCGGGTTCTACATGACCGCGCCGATGCTCCAGGTGATGCGCACCCGGCGGCACAAGATCGTCATCCTGCACACCGAGTCGCCGTACCAGGACGACGAGCAGATGGTGCGCGGGCAGTTCGCCGACCTGAACCTGCTGAACGACCCGGTGAACATCGCCGCCTGGCGGGACATGGACATTCCTGTCGCCTACATGCCGCACGCCTACGACCCGGACATCCATTACCTGGCAGCCAAACGGAACTACGAGGCCGACTTCGCGTTCATCGGCACCATGTTCAAGTCGCGGGCGGAGTTCTTCTCGAAGATGGACTTCACCGGACTGCACGTCGCGTTCGGCGGCGCCGGCTGGGACACCGGCCTCGACGACTACCCCGAACTGCTCAAGCCGCTGCTGAAGTACCTGGAGCATCCCGTCGGGCACTGCGTCGACAACGGCGAAACCGCCCGCATGTACCGGCTGGCCAAGTGCGGGATCAACTTCTACCGCCGCGAGTCCGAGGACAGCCAGCAGGGCAAAGGCTGGGCGATGGGGCCGCGCGAGGTAGAGATGGCAGCCTGCGGGCTGTTCTTCCTGCGCGACCCGAGGCCCGAGTCCGACGAGGTATTCGGCAAGTGCCTGCCTGCTTTCGGCTCGGCCGGCGAAGCGTCGCAGGAACTGCGCTACTGGGCGGGCAACGACGCCCTGCGGGAGCACAGGGCCCGGCAGGCATACGAGCGCATCGCCAGCCGTACGTTCGACAGTAACGCCCGTGCCGCGTCGGTCCTGATGGAAGAGGCAGGCATCCTGTGACCGGGACTCCGCAACTGCTGGGCCTGCCCCTGGACCTGCCGGAAGGTGACGACCTGGGCGGCACGCCGCTGTGCGGTTTCCTGGTGGTGAAGATGCTGAACGGCGAGGGCAAGATCTGCTTCGCGGCTGCCGCGACGGAGGGCATCACGAGCGTGGAGTGCCTCGGACTGGCCCGCTGGGCGGTACTGAAGCTGGAGCACGGCCTGACCGCGGAGTTCGGCGAAGACGAGGAGGACGAGTGATCTGTCGTGCATGCAGAGACCAGCGGCACCTGAACTGCCGGGAGCTGCTGCGCCAGAACCACGGGTACGCCGGCGATCACGTTACGCCCTTGCTCCGCGTCGAACTCGCCTGCAGCCCCTGGTGCGACTGCCAGCATGTCGTCCCGGCTCGGCCTGTTCGAAGCGAGGGGCCTGCACCTACACTTATTGAGTAGCAGCCGTGGCCTGATTTTCCCGGGAGCCGGATCAGTCTCTTTCTCTAGAAGAGGTGGTCCCCATCGGGCGCATCCACGGCCGGAACGGCATGGTGTACCTTGCCCTGCTGTCTGGCGGCACGGCCCAGCCGCTCGCGTTCATCTCTGACTGGACCGTTAACTTCACGGTCGCGAAAGTCGACGTGACCGCGCTCGGCGATACCAACTTGGTCTGGGTAGCCGGCCTGCCCGACGCATCCGGTGACTTCACCGGGTTCCTGGACACGGCGACAACGCAGACCTACCAGGCTGCGGTCGACGGCCAGCCGCGCACGTTCTACCTGTACCCGACGCTGGTTGCGGTCAACGGCGGTCCCGGGAACTCCCAGGTCAGTGCCGGGCAGTACTTCTTTGGCACTATTCTCCCGGACTTTTCCTCGTCCGGCGGTGTCGCTGCTGCGGTCACGATGAAATCAACGTGGAACGCAGCGTCGCAGGTTCAGCGGTACCCCTCGAACGGCGTTCCAGGGACCTGAGCACTTACTTCGCTAAGACGGCCGCTTTCCTGGCACGGGAAGCGGCCGTCACCCGGCTTCGTACAGCGAGCACGGAACAAGGCTCACCCTATACGAACCGGAGAAAAAACAGATGCCTGCTTCCCCGCAGCGCCGCACCCGCAGTGTCGCTCCTGTCGAAGACGTCGAGGCGCCGGTTCTCGGCGACCCCGAAGTTCCCGGGGCGTTTGCTGCTCCTAAGCGCGGCCGTCCGAGAGGAGCGAAGAACGCTGCGCAGCTGCGGCGTGTTCAGGAGGCGGCGGCGGATGAGAAGGTCCGGCTGCCTGCCGGCCAGCGTGCCGCTGAGATTGCCGACGGAGAGCTGGCGGCGCCGGTTGCCGGCCGCTGGTTCCGGCTGTCGGACTCGATCGGCCTGATGCCGCTGATGGAGTGGGCGGCGGCGCGGGAAGACGTCGATGCCGGCAACGCCAGCACGCTGGTCAGCTTTTACCGTATCCTCCAGGACATCGTTCACCCGGACGACTGGCAGGCGTTCAAAACGTACACCCGCGAGCACAAGTGCAACGACGAAGACCTGGTGGCGTTTCAGAACGCAGCCCTGGAGGCGATCGCTGCGCGCCCTACCGTGGCGCCCGCGGACTCCTGACCTGGGTACTGGTGCACCTCGCGAAGGTAAACGGAGACTTCCTGCGTTCACACGGTTACGGGATCGAGGAGCTGGACGTCCGGGAGCTGTGCGACGTCGCCTATTCCGCGATCGTGGCCGACATGGAACGGCAGTACTACGCCCTGGTGGCGGCGGGCGGCAAGTGGGAGCACAGCGACGACCCGCTCGGAGACAGCATCGTGCGGTTCGAGGAACGGATCGGGCTGCGCGACGACCCGGCGGCCCTCGCCCTGGAGATGCACAAACAGTTCCTGGCCGCCCAGGGCAAAGAGTGGGACGATACTCCTGTCGGCGCCGGCAACGGCGAATGGTGGAACCAGAACGTTGAGTTCACGGACATGAGCGACCTGGACCGGCAGGCGGAGCGGCGGCGGGCGGCAGGCCGGAACGCCGGGCTGTTCAGGAAAAAGGAGTAGCTGTGGCAGACGTCAACCTGTACGACGCAGAGATCGCCGACCTGCTCAATTCTCCTGACGGGCCCGTCGGGCTGGTTATCGAAGAGCTGAGCGTTAAAGCAGCGGACATCGCGAAGATCAACGCCAACATCCAGAAGCCGTGGAACTGGTCCTGGAGCTTCCACAAGTCCACCAGCTCCATGCCGCGGTCAGTCGGCTACCTGAAAAGCCGGACCCGGGCGCACTTCCCGGCGTTCAACGGGCTCGGGCTGCTCTACGGCGGTGTGAACGCCCCGTACGCGCCGACTCTTTTCCTGGAGCGGCCAGCCCGGCAGCAGCATGACCGCTACCCGTTCATGTCTACAGCGCTGGACATGGTAGAGCTGTGACCTCGTAAAGTTAGCGCAGTAGCCGCGGCCTGATGCCAGGAGCCGGCCAAGTCCCAGGCTGAAAGGTAGCGGATGGCCGGCCGGCTCATCGGTGACGCGTATATCGTCATCTACCCCCAGACGGACCAGTTCCCGGCGCTGCTCAAGGCTGACGTCGAGAAGTGGGCGAAGTCGGTACGCCCGCAGGTTCCGGTGGACCCGACCCTGGACAAGGCTGCCGCCGCCAAGGTAGACGCCCAGCTCAGCGCCCTCGGCAAGGATGTCGAGGTCGATGCTGTCCTGTCGCCGGAGTCCGAAGCGGTAATCCGGGGTTCGCTCGATGCCCTGACGGACCGGCTGCCTGTTACTGCATACCTGTCACCGGAGTCTCTTGCTGCGCTCGAAGCTCAGCTGGAAGCGGCTTCGCACGAGCAGCTGAAGATTGATGCGGCACTTAACCCGGCTGACATTATTTCAATGCAGGAAACGGTGGACGCGCTTGCACGGAAGGACCTTATCTTCAGGTCCGTGTTCGACCCGGCGGACATTGCTTCGATGAAGGGAACTCTGGCCGAGTTCCAGCACGAAAAGTTCATGATGGACGCTGTCTTCGATCCGGCTCAGCTTGCCGTGATGAAGGCGAGCATGGACGCGTACCTGCACGAAAACCCGGTTTACGCTGACGTGCTGCCCCTGATCAAGTCGGCGATGGACCCGGCGCAGCTGGCTGCCATCGACCAGGCTGTCAGCCGTATGCCTCCGGTAGATATTCCGGTTGCCGCCGACCCGGCACAGGTAGACGAGCTTAAAACCGGTATCGAAGACGCTCTTGAAAGAAAACCAGTAGAAATCCCGGTTAAGATCGATACAGCCCCTGCAACAGCCGAGCTGGCTGATGTTGCGGCCAAGGCTGCGGTCCTCCAGACGGCTCTCGGCAGCCTGCGTGCAAATATCAAGGGCGAGCCTGACGCACTGCTGGTGCTGAAAGCACTGGAAACCCAGGCTGCAAGGATTTCTTTCCTTCTGAGTAAAGCCCCTGATGATTCCTCTCTAGCTAGGTATGCGGCCCAGCTGACAAGAATGCAGGCTAGCGCGGAATCTATAGCTACCGGGCTTAAGAAAGACTTCACGATCCCTGACGCGGCCGTGCAGTCGGTCACTAACGTTGAAGCAGCGGTAGAGAACGCTGCGGCCAAGATGGCGGAATTCAAGACCGCAGAAGGCGATGCAGCGCAGGCAGGCGAAAAGATCGCACAGGCGCTGGAGGCTGCCGGGAGCGGGACCGGGCTGGCCCCGGCACAGGCCAAGCTCGCGCAGATGGCGGCAAGCGTTATCCGGCTGCAGACGAACCTGGCGAGCCTGCGGGCCAACGTCGACGACACCGGAGCCGAAGCCCGCATCGCGGCGCTTCAGGTGCAGGCAAACGCGCTGGCTAAGACTCTGGCCGGAGCAGGAGACAGTGCTGACTTCGATGCACTCGGTGCGAAGTTGCTGGCGATCTCCGCTGGATTCGAAAAGGTGAAGCAGGCTACTGCCGATGCCGACGGGGAACTAAGTAACTCTGTCGGACTGTGGAAATCTCTGGGGCTGCAGGGGCCCGGTTCGCTGATCCACATCACGGACATTCTCAACGGAACGATACCCCCGATCAAGCTGTTCGGCGGAGCTGTCGGGGCTATCTACGCGCAGCTGAACGACGGCGCGTCAATGAACTCTTTCGCCAACCACATGACCAATGTCGCCAGTTCCGCGCACCTGTCGATGGAAGCAGTTATCGAGTTCAGCGCTATCTGGGGACCTGCGCTTATCGCGCTGGCGACCTTCTCTGCTGCGGCCGTTCCGACGGTGGAGAGCATTGCTAAGCAGCTTGAAAACATGCACACAGCGTCGGTGGCAGTCGGCCAGTCGTTCTCGTCGCTGGGCAAGGCCGGAGAATCGGTCACGGAAGCAGTCAAGCCGACTATCCTGGAGGCATTCGGCGAGGCCGAGTACGCGCTGCAGAACCATACGTCCAGCCTGAACAAGGCTATGGTCATGCTCGGCCAGGGCATCGACCAGTTTGCTGCTAAGGCTGCTACTGCTTTCGACAGCAAAGCAGCCGGCACGTTCATGCAGGACGGCGCCAAGGACGCTCTTGCCCTGATGCAGTCGTTCGAGGATCTGGGGTCAGTTCTCGGGACGCTGATGAAAGCAGTTCCCGGCTACGCGGAAATCCTGCTCGGATTCGGCAACGACATGCTCGGGGCGGCAGCCAAGGTTGCGCCGGCTATCGAGGGAATACTGGCGCAGTTCCTGCGGCTGCACGGGGCAATCCTGTACGGTGGTCTTTTCGGTACTGCGGCTGCGACACTGTTTACCGGGCTTATTTCCGGGGCCACTAGTGTTGTCGAAGTTATCGGCAGTATGGCGGCTAAGTTTCTGGGCACAGAAAATGTTATTACGACGGGGTCGGGAAAGATCCTGCTGGCCCTGGACAGCATCGGTCCCGGTGCTGCGCTCGGTATCGGCCTGGTCGTCGGTGCGCTCGCCGCTGTCATCCTGTACCTGAAGTCTTCTAAGGACGCCGCCCAGTCTTTCAGCGCCACCATTCAGCAGACCGTTTCCAATGCGTCCCTGGGCGGGCTGGCGCAAGCGCTGAAGACTGGCATCCAGCAGACGACTTCCCAGTACGTGGCGGCAACAAATCAGCTGGCAGCGGCAAACAAGAACGTCGGCCAGTCCACGCTGACCGTCGAAGACCCGGTGATCGGCCTGCTGTCCAAGCTGCCGCTAGTCGGGCAGACGTTCTCCAACATGATTCCGGCCGTGGCCAAGGCCGGGCAGGCGCAGAGTCAGTACAAGGCCGGCCTGGTGCAGCTAACCGGCGAGCAGACCAACATGAACGCCAACCTCCAGCAGCTGGCGGGCACGTTCCACACGACGATCCCGGGTGCCCTCGCCATCGCCAGCGGCGCGCAGATCACCAGCAACCAGCTGACGTCTTCCGGCGCAAGCAACTGGAACACGATCAAGGCGGAAGCGGAAGGGTACGTCACCGAGATCAAGATCATGACGGGCGGTGTCGGCACGCTCAACGGGGCGCTGGAAGCCCTGAACATCACCAACTCGTCGCAGTACGCCGACGTGCAGAAGGTGACGGGCGCCTGGAACACGTTCCTGGGCATCGTGACCGGCGGCGACAGCGCGTTCACCACGTTCGAGCAGGGCCAGGCGACGCTAGCCTCTTCCCTGAAAGCGGGGTCATCGGCCGGCGTCACCCTGACGACCACGGCTGGCAAGCTGCAGGACAAGATCACGCTTGTCGGCACGGCCATGAACGGAACCTCGCAGTCGGCCCTGGCAGCCCGGCAGGCTTTCGACAGCCAGATCCAGGCGGCCGGCACCCTGTACGGCAACCTGCAGACGATGGCGACAGTCAGCGGCAACAGCGCAACCGCACAGGAGGCGATGGCCAAGGCCGGCAAGGACGTCGTTGCCCAGCTGCTGCCGATGGCACAGGGGTCTAAGACGGCAACGGCTGAGGTGTACGCGCTCGCCCAGATCGCCGGGTACGGCGGCCCGGACTCGTTCCAGGCGATGACCAAATGGCTGGGGAACACCAAGAACGCCGAAAGTGACCTCAGCAACGAGACGACGATCCTGACGGAGAGCACCGCCAACCTGTCCCAGGCGGCCAAGACCCTGTCGGCAGCGCTGTCTAACGAGATCACCCAGGCTGAAGCTGCCGCCATCGCCAAGACTGACGGCCTTCAGCAGGCCACCCTGAACCTGGCCCAGGCGGTTGACAAGAGTCAGGGCGCCGCGTCGAGCGCCGTCACTACTTACTCCGGGTCGTTTTACGAAAGCCTGATCCACGCCGGCGTCGGGGCAAGCACGGCCACCCAGCAGGTCGACGCTTTCCTGAACCAGCTCGGCGCCAGCAGCACGACGATCGCAGGGGTCAACAAGTACCTGGCGACGCTGCCGTCGTCATTCGGCGCGGCGGGGACTGCGGCGAAAGCCCTGGCCACGGACACCGAGGCGAACGAGTCCGCGTTCGACAAGCTGAACAGCACGACCGGGATGACCGCCAAGGACACGGCGGCCCTGTGGAACGCGCTCAAGGCACAGGACCTGGACATGGTGTCCGGGAAAGCCGCCTCTGCGCAGACCGCGTTCGTCAGCTTCGCCGAAACCGGGCTGAACAAGACGGCCTCGCAGGCGGAGGCGCTGTGGAAGACCGCGGCGGCGCAGAACCTGACCATGCTCGCGGGCAAAGCCGGCACTACGGAAAGCAGTTTCGTCTCTCTGGCCAAGAGCGGCCTGGGCCTGACGAACACGCAGGCAACCCAGCTGTGGGCGACGCTGCGCGAGCAGTACCTGGACACACTGGTGCAGAAGGGAGATTCTGCCGAGGGCGCCTTCGTGAAGCTGGCCAAGTCCGGCCTGGACCTGACGACCTCCTCGGCTACCCAGCTGTGGAACACGATGAAGCAGCAGTACCTGGACACCCTGGCGACTAAGGCCGGTGAAACTGAGTCTGCGTTCGTTGCCGTGGCCAAACAGTTCAACGTGACCCAGCAGGCGGCAGAAACGCTGTACACGTCCCTGCGGCAGATTGCGGCGGGCAGCCCGTACACGGCCGAAGTCAAGGTAACCGAGCAGGTAGTCGGCGCTGTCGCCACCAACGGGACTACGCAGAACATCCTCGGCGAGGTAACGACCAAGTCCGCAGCCGGCGGCATCCCGTTCCCCGTTCACGCCGCGAGCGGCTACACCGTGCCCGGCGGCATCCACGGGCAGGACTCCCAGCTGGCGGTGCTGGCCCCTGGTGAGCTCGTCATCCCGGCCAGCCACGCCGCGTCCTTCCGCGACCAGGCCCGGAAAGCGTCTATCCCCGGTTTCGCAGCGGGCGGGCAGCTGCCTGCTGTCGGCGCCAGTGTGCCCGGACCGGTGAATGCCGCTCTCAAGCAGGCCCTGGCAGTTACCCAGACACCGCTGTCCTGGCTGCCGGCTCTTCAGATCCTGGCCCAGAAGTCGTCGGCGGCTGATCCTTCGTACACCAGCCCGCTTACCGTCAGCGGGCAGCGTCCGGCGGGACTGTTCCAGCTGCTGCCGTCGGTCTTCCGGAAGTACGCGCAGGCCGGGTTCTCCTCGGACCAGGCCAGCGCGCTGGACAGCGCTGTCGCAGCGGTCCGCTACATCAAGCAGACCTGGGGCAGTCCAGCTGCGATCACCGGAATCGGGACACCCGGCACGTTCCGGGGGTACTCGGCCGGCGGCATGGTTCCGGAGCCGGTCTTCGGGATAGGGGCGTCCGGCCGCGGGTACTCCTTCGCCGAGAACGGGCCAGAGTACGTCGGGCCGCTCAGCGGCAACGGTTCTGCCAGTGCGGGAATGCCAGGGCTCAACCAGTACCAGGGCAATACCCTCATCCAGCAGTTCGGGCAGATGATCAAGCTGATGCAGCAGCAGCCGTACGCGTACGCGCAGGCCCTGACGCAGGCGAACGGGCAGGGCGTCAGGAGAGGCTATTTCGCGGTAAGCGGCTGATTCCGTTCCTGAGTGCCACGTGGCACTTATCCCGCGCTGGCTATAGAGTCCTAGCAGGGAGCGCCCCGTAGTCTGCGGGTCTGGCCTGATCCGACAGGACAAGTAATGCCAGACAACGTAACGGTGCAGATTACGGCTGTGGCGGTGCACCAGGCAGCCGAGTCGGCGTGCTGTGCGGCTCCTCTCGGCCGGGCAGCTGAAGGTACTGAGGAATTCACCTGCCAGGCGTGCGGGCAGCCGGCAGAACGGGTTCTCGGCGAGCCAGAGCGGATTCCGGCCGGCGGGACTGTCACGGTGCTTCACGGGGGCGGCGCCTGATGGCCGCGGGAGTTTCCACCACGGTCGCGAATGCGATGCTGACCGGTGCCACCGGTACGAACGACATGATCTACGCGGGCCTGAACACAGGGGACCCGGGATCGGCTGGAACGTCCAATACGAGCAGCACCACGACCCGGGAGTCGGTGACGTGGGGGTCCCCGTCCAGCGCGGCAGTTTCTGCCAGCAACGAGCCCGCGTGGCCGTCCTGGGCTGGCACCAACAACGAGGTGGTCAGCTGGATCACCCTGTGGTCGGCGTCTTCGTCGGGCACGTTCGGCGCGTCGATGCAGCTGGGCGCCAGCGTCACCATGGCGACCGGCGACACGCTCACGCTCACGCAGATTGAAATTACAATTTCTGTCGCTTCCTGACCAGCGTTCCGGCCCGGCGAAGGGAGGTTAACCTGCCGTGGCGCTGATGCAGACGTTCACGGACAGCTTCCCCGGCAGCACCCTGAATGCGACAAACTGGGGTGATTACGGAACAGTTTCCGTCTCCGGCGGCCAGTGCGGCTGTGATGCGACAACCGGCGAGAGCGGGATCTACTCGCAGAGCGGTTACACGCTGACCGCGTCGTACCTGCTGGCCAAAATCACGCCCTATACCGGGGGGACGGGGCCGTACGCTTATTTCCAGGCTGCTGTTTCATCTGGCGACGGCGGAGCCGGCATCGGGTACAGCGCCGGGAATATCTACGGCTACTGGATCAGCAGCACAGGGACGCAGACAAACCTCACTTCCATTACTTACAACGCTACGTCGCACGCCTGGTGGCGCATCAGGGAAGCCTCCGGCACCACCTACATGGACACTGCGCCCGACGGAGTGACCTGGACCAACCGCTGGTCAGTCACCGACCCGTCTGGCGTCAGCTACACGAGCCTGCTAGTTCAGTTCGGTGCCGGGATCAGCAGCGGCACCGCCGGGAACGCGTACATCGCGGACGTCAACATTTCCACGGCGCTGACCGGTGCCGCTTCGCTCACGGTAACCCCTTCGGAAACAGCTGCGGCCTCGCGCGGCCAGAAAGCCTCAGCGTCGCTGGCGGTTACCCCGGGTATCGGCGCGGTCGTCACGCCGCGGAACCAGTACACCTGGCCGTTCAGCTGGAACAGCATTTGGAATATGCCGGTCAGCACCAGCGCCACGTACGCAACGACCGGCATCACCGTCACTTCCGACTACAGCACCGCAACGACAGCTGTCGAGTACTGCTGCACTGACCCGGCGCAGCCTGTCAAGTCCCTCACCAACGCCATGCTGGCCAACGGGTCGACCGGCGCGGCGAACGTTTACGTCCCGTCTGCCATGGCTGCCGCCGGCCAGTACAACATGTGCGCGGCTTTCCTCTCCAGCGCAGACGGCAGCACGGTCTACCAGGGACAGACTCTCGACCTGACAGCAGGCTCCAATCCGTCGTTCGGCGGGGCTGCTGACTACACGGTGCCAGTTGTCTCCATTACCGGAACCGGCGCTTCCGGCCCGCACGGGGGGTCGGGTCTCAGCGCGCTGGGCGGAACGCTGACCGTTGCCGACCTGACCAGCAGCGGGCCTATCACGCATGCCATGAAAGTGATGTTCAACGGCCTGCTGTACTACTCCTCGGCAGGCACGGGCTACACCTGGCCGGCGACGAGCGCGGACTACGGGTACAACATCTCCGGCAACGCCAACTACTACGGCGGCTCGAACGCGTACATCGTCATGGGGTCCCTGCTCGCTTTGCCCCCGGCGGTCAGCCCGGACAAGTACGCGGACCCGCTGGTCCAGCGCATTGCAACCGCCATGCAGTGTTACGGCGCGTACATCGTCGACAACACGGCATCAGGCGCGGGCAATTCCGATGCTGTCCTTGAGATCAACTACGACGCGGTCAGCTACTTCACCGGGACGTCGACGTTCAGCAGTGACTTCCACCAGCTGCTGATGGACCTGGAAGTCATCACCAACAACACGGCAAGTACGCCGGGCGGCGGTGCTGTCGGAACGGCGCGGCTGGCCCCGTATGCGCCGCCGTTCGAAAACGGCACCGGTGCCCCGCCGGTTGCAGCGATCACGGTTACGCCCAGCCTGGCAGCCGCTGCTTCGACGGGCACGACTGCCAGCCTCAGCGTAGTCCCGACGATGACGGCAGCCGCCGTGACCGGGAGCAGCGGTTCCTTTACCCCGGCTGTCGCGCTGTCCGGCTCCGGGTCGCTGACAGGCGCCGTGCATCCCGGGCTGACTGCCGGAGCGTCTCTTACTGTCACACCGGGTTACACCGGAGAAGGATCGGTTCCCGTGCCCGCTTACTCAGGTTCCAGTTACCCGTACTGGATGACGATTCAGGGCAACGGTTCCGCAGCTAACGCCGGGGCCTACTCAGAAAACATCCCTGTCACAGCAGGAACCAGCTGCACCTTCACGGTTAACGTGTCCTATACGGCCGCGTTCAGCGGCGGGACCAAGATCGAGCTGTCTTTCTACACGGCCTCCAACTCGCTGATCAGCACGGTAACGGCGACCAGCGGGGCGATGTCAGCCGGGCAAATTTACACGGTCTCCACGACGGCAACCTCAGCCCCGTCCGGCTCTTCGTACGCGGTTGCCCAGATTCTCGCCAACGGCACGCCGAGCTCCGCGAACATCCTGAACGTGTACTCAGCGGCCGTAACGCCGTCCGGCGCGGTTCCCGTGAACGTCAATTACGCTTTCACCTGGACGTTCTGGCCGTGGACGGCAGAAAACAGCGCAACGCTCACCTGGCAGGCAGACCAGTTCCTGCTCGGCAACACCGACTCACTGGTCGTCGGGCAGACAATTGAAATGATGGGCGGCGCCGGCGGGGTTCCCTGCCAGGCGGTCCCCCAGCTGCTGGACGCTAACGGAGTCGGTCCCCGGTACCGCATCCTCGCTCCCCCGTCGCTGAACAGCGCGGCCTACGGTTACGAGTCGTCGTACGACCTGAACGCGCCGCAGCCGACCCAGGACGTCGTCGCGTCGATGCTGCTGGACGGCGAGCGGCCGTTCGGCTACCGGGCGTCCAACCGGACGATCACGCTGCCGGTTGTCATCTTCGGCACACTGGCCGGGGGCATGAAGCAGGTACTGGCTGCCCGGGAGTACCTGATGTCGGTCATCGACCAGCAGGTGTTCCAGATCACCTGGACGCCGGCCGATACCGGCAAGCCGCTGATCTACGACTGCTTCCGCGCGCTGCCGTCTGTCCCTCTGTACGGCTTTAACTACTCGGCCGGCGGTTCGGCCACCAACTCGGCGGTCGGCCGTCCGAACGCGCCGCTTGCGATGATCACCCTGACCATCCAGGCGCTGCCTTACGGCCGTTCTGATATCGACGGCATCCAGACCCTGGCCTTCACCAACAGCCTGGTCAACGGCCCCGTACCCCCTGGCGCGCAGGTGGTCGACAACTTCTCGTCCTTCGGGTCCGGGGCAGGCTGGGTTCAGGACACCTCGAAGTTCGTACAGGGCGGCACTGCGTCCGTCCGCTACGACGCGCCGGTTCCCGTCACCAGTCCTTATCCTGCTGCGGTTTACAGCAAGACGCTCGCGTCGGCCGTCAGCCTGACGAACCTGCCGGCACTGGCGGTGTACCTCGGGCAGGCGTACGACACGCAGTGGGCCCCGTCGCCGTCGTTCGCCAGCAATGTCACCCTCGCCTGGACGCTGACCGACGGAAACGGCCGGACGCTTTCATTTTCGTCGACGTCGAACGGGGCTGCCTGGGGCGCGGCGCCTACTACCCCGAAATGGACGCTCGTTACCGCGGTGATCCCGCAGGGGAACCAGAACTTCTCCTACGGAAACGTCACGGCCTACTCGGTCACGGTCACTAACTGGACCGGCTCGGGAGTTGCCGGGCTCGTCCGGATGCACGTCTGGCTCAACGACCTGGTCGCCGTCCCGCAGACTGTGGCCAACCAGGCATCCCCCCGGGGCATCCTGTACAACCTGTTCGGCAACGTCGCAACCGCACGCGGCCCGGTCAACGTCCAGTGCCAGCTGCCTGCCTCGGCACCCGTCGTTCAGGAAATAACCAGCCCGGCTTCCGGCAACTGGATCGTTCCGCAAGGTGTCTACCAGGTAGAGGCGGAAGCCTGGGGCGGCGGCGGAGCGGGCGGTACAACCAGCCTGTCCCGGGCAGTCGCGGCCGGCGGCGGCGGAGGCGCTGAGTACGCGGCCGAGCCTGCGCTGAACGTGGTGCCCGGAACCTCGGTTCCCTATGCGCTCGGAGCCGGCGGCACGCCAGCGCAGGCCGTGAACACGGTTGCCGATTTCACGGCGTCCGGCCTGTCCCACTGGACCTGCCCGGCTAACGTCACCAGCGTTCTCGTCGAGTGCTGGGGCGGCGGCGCTGCGGGAGCGGCAGGCTCGGGCGGCGGCGGCGCCGGCGGCTACTCGGCCAATACCGAAACCGTCGTCCCCGGCACGGTCTATTACATCAGCGTCGGGGCGGGCGGCAAGGCGAACACCGGCACCACGTCGGCGGACAACGCGGCCCGGGTCGGCGGGAACAGCTGGTTCGGGACATCGTCGGCTACTTCACTGGCAACAGCGCTTGTCGGGGCATCCGGTGGCAACACGTCGCTGACCGGGTCGACAGCCGGCGGGCAGGGCGCGACCAACAGCGGGGCCCCGGCAGCAGCGAAGCAGTACCCGGGAGGCAACGGCGGCACGGCTCCGGGCGGCGGCGGCGGCGGAGGCGGCGGGGCAGCCGGGGCAGGCGGGGCAGGCGGTCCTGGCTCAGCGCCTCCGGCTAACGAGTACGGCAGTGTCTGGTCTGGTTCGGGCCAGGGCGGTTCCGGCAACGGGCAGGGCGGCGGAGGCGGCTACGGCGCGGCGGCTCCGGGTACCCCGTCGGGCGGCTCGTTCCCGGGCGGCGGCGGGGGCGGCGGGTTCGCCGGGTCCTACTTCCAGTACGCGGTCCAGTCCGCGCAGGCCCGGCCGGGCAACTCCCAGGTCAACTACATGGGCGCGAACGGCGCGAACGGCCAGGTGCAGCTTACTTACGCGATCGGCGGCGGCAGCCCGGTCAACGGGGCCAGCACTACGTTCGGGTCGTCGGCGACTACCGGGACCGTCGTCACCGCGCACGGCGGCACGTCAGCCCTGGCGAACTCTGCGGCAGGCGGGGCAGGCGGTACCGGCAGCACGAACACGGCCCACCAGAACGGCGGGCCCGGCGGCCTTTACCTCGGCAGCAGCCAGAGTTCCTGGATGCTCAGCCCGAGCGTGACGAACTTGTTCCAGACTCTGGTGACCCCGTACAGCTACAGCTCGACAACGCATACTTCCAGTGCTTCGTCCAGCTCGTGCGCCTACGGGGCCGGCGTGGTCCTGGTGCAGAGCACGGCCCCGGTTTACGACCTGACCGTCACCGACTCCGCAGGCAACGTCTACCTGAACCAGGGACAGCAGGGCGGCGGCTCGGGGGAGGCGACTGGCTGCGTGTACGCGTTCGCAGCAGACCTGGCTTACCCGGTGACCACCTCGACGACCCTGACGACGACTTCGGCGACCAGCCAGGAATACGGGGTCATCTGGTATGCCAGCCCGTACCTGCTCGGGTCGACCGGGGCTAACACCGGCTCGGGTTACGGGACCGGTACCGCGGTGTCCGGCTCGTTCGGTACGTCCGACAACGTTTCCGCGCAGTACGAGCTCGTCGTGGCGTTCAACGCGACGAACCAGACCTTCGGTACTCCGACGTACGGCGGCAAGCTCTGGTACGCGCCCGGCTCGTCCAGCAGCCTGGTGTCCGGCAGCCTCTCGATGGAGGCGTACGTCGGCCTGAACCAGGGGGGCGGTACCGGCTCGGCGAACGGAGACGCCTTCGCCCTGACTCTCGGCGGTTCCAGTTCCTGGGCGGTGCTGTGCCTTCCGCTCCTGGCGGCCAGCCAGCAGGCGTACATGCCGCAGCTCGACTGGCGGGCCGGGACTGCGCCGGGTGCGTCGACTACCTGGGGCACCGCCGCCTCGATTTCGGCCGAGGGGATCATCGCCGTCGTCGGGATGGCCGGCTCAGGCAGCAGCATCACCGCCGGGCCGTCGGCTTTCTCCGACCAGGGCGGCAACCACTACACCGTCCAGAACACCACCCTGATGCCATCGTCCGGCGGCGTTATGTTCCTGGCGACCGCTCCGGTGACGGCGGCGATGGCGCAGGGCGCGTCGGGCACGGTCAGCTGGGGGCACGCGTCGGCGGCACCGGAGTACTGGACGGCGGCGTACTGGTTCCCGAATGCAACCGGTATCGACGGAGTGTCCGCGGTAACCGGCAACAGCGGCACGCCTTCGCTCGCGTACACGCCGAACAGCTCTAACCCGATGGCGGTGGCGGTTCTCGGCAGCTCAGTCAGTATTACCGGGGCTTCCGGCATGGCGTCCCCGTGGAACTACATCGACGGCAACGCGCAGTCTTACCTGGCCGGCGAAACATGGGCCTGCCAGGTAACCGACCGCACGGCCGTGACAGCGGCTACGACACAGACGTCCGACCCGTGGGGCATGCTTGTTTTCGGCCTGACGATGAACGTGCGGGCCGGCGGCGGCGGCGCGGCAGGCGGTCCCGGCAATGCGGGCTACCCGGCTACGTTCTACGGGGGTGCCCCCGGTTACGCGGGCGGCGGCAAGGGCGGCCAGGGAGCGCAGGCAGTAAACGCAGCCGGACAGGGAGCAGCTCTGCCGGGCGGCGGGGGCGGCGGTTCCTACGGCAACTCGACGACGGCGGTCGAAGGCGGGCAGGGCGGCCAGGGGGCGGTCCGGATCACTTACGAGCCGCCGCTGACCCCGTTCAACACGCTGGTGGTGCACCGTCCGGGGCAGGGCGCGGCGAAGAACCTCAACCCGCTGCTGCCGATCCCGATCACCGACGTGCCCAACAACACTGAGTACACCGTTCCCAATGTCATCCAGCCGAACCTGAACGCGCAGTTCAACAGCACTTACTCGGTCATCCTGGTGAACAACAGCTGGAATCCGGCCACGCTCACTGCGGTCCGCACCATCACGATGACGATCAGCCAGTACTAGTACCCGGGCGGCCCTGCGAGCTCGGTTCAGGTCAGCCGGGCCTGCACGCCGTCTACCGACATCGTCAACGGCATGGTCAGCATGGGTGAAGTCACCTTGCCGGTCAAGGACTACGCCAAATTCAATGACCAGTCCTATTTCACCGTCTCAATCAACGACACCGAC